CCAGCGAAACTGGAAGGGTGCCACTCCGAAGAGCGCGTTTATTTTTGGAATGATTGAGAATTATCATATGAAAGTGGGTGTGCATGTAGATCAGTACTCTCGACGATCTAAGTTCTCAAGATACACATATTTGGCTGTAATGCCGTAATCTTTCTCGTAGATGGCGGCTGTGCCTGAGCTAGCGTAGTGGTGTCGGTACCCTGCTCCTCCGAAGACGTAGTCCAGTTCTGCTTGCTGGTCAACGGTTAGTGAGTAGCGTTCGTAAACGGCACTGGCAGTGAAGTAGAGGTGCTCGGTCTCTCCCTCGGTGTCCACCTTGTATCTGAATACTTTTGCGGCTTCCTTCCTTGCTGCTTCTCGCAGTTTCGTCCCTGTGAGAAAGTTGGAGCTCGTTGCGCTTGACTTCATGGCGTCAATGAGTGGGAAGTGAACCAGTGGATAGGCTCCTTGTAACAAAGCTTGTTGAAAAGCCTTGGCTCGATCTCGGAGTGGTCCCCGACCAGGGAGATCTCCACGACACGTCCCGCTGCTTCTCAACAAAACCCCTAAGTTGAGAACAGGCTGGATCGCACCGTTGATGTCGCGCACTGGAGAGTGCTTCAAGAATTGTATGTCAACGTAACGGGCACAAGTCTCCGTCGTCACGTGATACCCCGCGGCCTTCGCGGCTGCCATAATACCCGTTGCATCGTACACGCCGGTCTCGGCCACACTGAGTGCGATGTTTAGGGAAGCGAAGTTGTTTAGCACTGTGGTAATGGTACTACCGGAATAGAGCGTGGGCTCAATCGGCGTCAGGACTGCTTTGCGCTTGCGAGTCTCTGAAGAGTCTATCTGTATCGGTAATCGACATTGGTCCACTAACACGGCGGCGTCCTCAGTGCATCTGGCAGGGAAGAGACGAGTGAAAGCAGAGAAAAGCGTGGCACCATGAGAGGCGTCGCATTTTGATATATCGATGTTGAACGTATAGACTTTTCCATTATGTCGTACGGAATAACAGGCATCATCGGAGAATATAACGTAATAAAAACGTCCTTTTGGGGCAATCAACTGTTTGAAAACCTCACGCAGCTTAGACTGACTGGGTTTCTTTACAGTTTCGATGGTACCGCCGTAGAT